GGCCAAGTTCTACGCGCCGTACTCGAAGCACCTCGTCGCGATCGGGCGCGGGAATCACGAGCAGTCGATCCTGAAGCGTCACGAGGTCGATCTCATCGAGCGGCTCGCCGCGCACATGAGCCAGATAAGCGGGCATCGGGTCTATGCCGGCGGCTACGGCGGCTTCGTGCGGTTCTCCGTGAAGTTCCACTCGACCGAGATCTCGGCACTCACGCTCCGCTACTTCCACGGCTCTGGCGGCGGCGGGATGATGTCGCACGGCACGCTCGCGACCCGGCGCATGGCCTCATGGACTGACGCAGATGTGATCGTGTGCGGACACACTCACGACCAATGGGCACTCCGGCTACAGCGCGAGACGCTCGAGGCGACGAAGGGTCGCTTCCATGTGCGGCTCCGCGACCAATGGCACATCCGAACGCCGACCTACAAGCAGGAATGGAACGACGGACACTCCGGATGGCACATCGAGACGGGCAAGCCGCCCAAGCCGACGGGGGCGACTTGGATGCGGCTCTCGCTCGTGCGCGTCGAGGCTCCCGAGCGCATCGAGGCCGACAAGCCGAACAAGACCCGCGCACGGTGGCGCGTCGCGGCCCAGTTCATGGAGGCGATTTGAAGCCGTTCGCCTCGTTCTGGGCCACGCTCGCCGGAGTCCGCTACCGGATCCGGTTCGTGCGCTCGGCCGAGATCCCGTTCGATCGGTTCGCCGACTGCTCGTCGCCGGAGTCGAGCAAGCGCGAGATCCGCGTGCGCCAGGTTCTACGCGGGAAGGCGCGCATGGAGACCGTCATCCATGAGGCGTTGCACGCGCAGACATGGACGCGCTCGGAGTCCGATGTAGCTCGCAGCGCGCGCGAACTCGCCGCGCTACTCTGGCGGTGCGGCTATCGCGAGGTCGAGCCGTGAATGGAGCGAAGATGCCACACTTGACACGATGTGTAGTGAGATCGATCCCCGGAGCCGCGATCGGCATCGTGCTCTCGTGCGTGATGCTGCTCGCCGCCTATCTCGGCGCAGGGGCCGCCGGACTCCTCGCGGCCGCGTGTGGACTGATCTCGACGGCCTCGCTGATCGGACTCGTCTTCATGATCGACCGCCCATGAGCACGACCGAAGAAGAGGCGCGCTCGATCGAGGCCGTGCGGCGGTTCTGTTACGACCTCCTCGACCCCAAGGCCACGCCGCGCGTACCGCGTGCCGTGCGCCTGCGGGCGCGCGCCGTGTGCAAGCATCTCCCGGTCGATCTCGGCCTCTTCGCTACCCGCTACCTCGAGCGAGAACTATGCCGCGCAAGCCGCCCACGGTGAAGCACCAGACGCAGGCTTGGACGCTCCAGTCCATCGCCGAGCGCGACCGCGAGCCGCTATGCCGGATGTGCAAGGCGGCGGGACGGCTCACTCCGGCGGTGTGCATCGACCACAAGATCCCGCTCGCCGAGGGCGGATCGATGCACGACACCGAGAACCTGCAACCGCTCTGCGCCTCGTGCCATCGAAAGAAGACCGCGATCGAGGGACGCGAGCGGCAGGCCGACCGTGGCCGATTCCCGAGCGAGGGCACCGTCGTGCTCGGCGCGCCGGCATCGGGCAAGACCACGCTCGTGAACGCGCACAAGGCCGAGGGAGACTTCGTGTGGGATCACGACCGAGTCCTCGCGGCGATGCGTGGTCGTGAGTTCAGCGGCGAGCCAGACGGCGACGCTAGCGCGCTCGCGTTCATGGGGCGACTGCGGCGCAGCGTGCTCGAGGCTTGGCGCGACGGGTGGATCCCAGGTCGGCTCTGGTGGATCACGACGAACGCCGACGAGGCGCGCGCGTTGCGCGATGAGTTCCCGCGCGTGCGATTGATCGTGGTGCGCGCGAGTCTCGACGATCTCGCGAAGCGGATCGAGGCGCGCCGGCTACCGCGCGAGCGCATGATCGAGATGCTGTCCGCCGCGCGAAACATCGCCGCGAGCATCGATGCGAGCGGGTTATCGGCGGAGAATCCGTTATGAGGACGCGCGATGAGGCCGATACAGCGGGTCGCGGCGCGTCGATCGCCACCGATGCCGCGAACATCTCGGGAGATCGATGCGGATGCGCGCGAGATCGCGTACGATCGTGCGCGATGGGGGTATGGGGTTATAAAGTTTTGGGCCTCATAGACGGATATCCCCTAGCGCCTACGCGTACGCGATTCGGACGGTTTTCTAGGATTTTGTATTGACAATGGGACTACGCGGCCCTGCACCTAAACCTGCCAAGTCCCTGCGACTCGCCGGGAGCGAACTCGCGTCCGCTCGCGAGAGTGCCGAGCCGCCGAGCGACGAGGTTCTCCCCGAGTGTCCCGCGTGGCTCGACGATGTCGGCCGTGCGGCGTGGGCCGACTGGCTCCCGCGCATCGCCGCGATGAAGATCCTATCGAGCGGCGACCGTGACGCGCTCGCGCTGATGTGCGACACATGGTCTCGGTACCTCTCGGCCCGCGAGAAGGTCATCAAACTCGGCGAGGTGATCCCGCTGAAGAACAAGGACGGCTCGCTCCGCCTGCTGAAGCGCAACCCATACAGCGCGATCCTGGCGGAACACGGCGAGCGACTCCGGCGGATGTTGAGTGAGTTCGGATTGAGTCCCGTAGGTCGCGCCCGCATCGGCGCGGCAAAGGAGCAAGCACCAGATGAGCAAGTCCAAGACATCTTCTCCCGCCGTAGACCGGGGGCTTGAGGTCGAGCGCGTCGAGGTCTCGACGCTGCTCAATGATCCCGCGAATGTCCGCAAGCACAACGAGCGGAACCTGGAATCGATCAAGGCGAGCCTCGCTCGGTTCGGACAGCAGAAGCCGATCGTGGTCGGTCGGGACGGCGTGGTGATCGCCGGCAACGGGACGCTCGCCGCGGCTCGATCGCTCGGGTGGAGCATGATCGACATCGTGCGGTCGCATCTCACGGGAGCGGAGGCGACGGCCTACGCGATCGCCGACAACCGGACGGCCGAGCTCGCGGAGTGGGACGAGGAGTCTCTCGCGCAGCAACTCGCCGCTCTTCAGATCGAGGACGAGGAACTACTCGCCGCGACCGGGTTCGATGCGAAAGAACTTGAATCTTTAGTAACTCCAGACTTCAATCCAGTCGGCATAGATCAGCAAAGCCGACTAGATGAAAAAGCCAAAATACAATGCCCGGAATGCGGACATGAGTTCCGTTCCTAGGTTGCGCCTAGATTGGTGTTCTCATGAAGCCGCTAGATATGCGGTGGAGAAGTGGCATTACAGCCGCCGGATGCCAAAGAGTAAACTCGTCAAAGTTGGTGTCTGGGAAGATGATTCGTTCGTTGGAGCGATCATCTTCGGCGGAGGAGCGACACCGGAGATAGGATCTCCTTACGGGTTGAAACAAGTCGAGGTCTGCGAACTCGTTCGCGTGGCATTGCGAAAGCATCGACATCAGACTTCAAAGATGATGTCGATCGCTTTGCGGATGTTGAAGAGGTCTAATGTCGGCTTGCGCTTGGTCGTTTCGTTCGCAGACACGGCCGAAGGTCACCACGGCGGGATCTATCAAGCGAACGGGTGGATATTCACCGGGACGCAAACCTATCACGCATATCGAGTTTTGGGTGTAATCGAACACCCAAGAACTCTCGGCTCGCGCTATGGCGTTGGCGGTCAGTCGATACCTTGGCTGCGTAAGAATGTCGATCCGAATGCCGAAAGGATCATCAACGGAGCGAAGCATAAATATCTCATGCCTTTAGATGATGCCATGAGGCAGGATTTACTACCATTGGCTCGACAATATCCGAAGCGCGCCGGAAGTGCTGCAAGCGGCACGACCGACAACCAGTCGGGATGGGGCGGTGCAACTCCGACCCCGGCGCTTTCTATAGACCGAGATGACAATGCCTCGTAAGCCGAAGAAGTCGGCCGAGCACCCGGCCGCGAAGTGGAACACGATCCCCGGATACGACGCGATCGCGACCGCAGGCAACTGCACCTTCGACGAGCAAGCCGCGCTCCATGTGATCCGATTCATCGAGACCGCGTGCAAACTCACCACGAGCACTTGGGCCGGCCTACCGTTCACGCTGCTCCCGTGGCAGAAGGCGGTGATCGCGAACGCCTACGGGTGGATGCGCCCGGACGGCACGAGGCGGTATCGGCGCGTGCACATCCTTGTCCCGCGCAAGTGTGGCAAGACCGAACTCGGCGCGGCCCTCGCGCTGTATCACCTCCTCGCGGACGATGAGCCTACGCCCGAGGTGATCTCGATCGCGGCCGACCGCGCGCAGGCGGGCCGATGCCTCGAGGCGGCGAAGCGCATGGTGCGGGCCGAGCCGATGCTCGAGAGCCGCACCGAGGTCTATCAGCACCGCGTGATCGTGCCGAGCACGGCCGGCGTGTACAAGGTGATGTCGAGCGAGGCTCCGAGCGCGCACGGCCTGAACACGAGCGCGTGCATCGCGGACGAGGTGCACGCGATGGAGAATCGGCGCGAGCTGTGGGAGGCGATCGAGACGAGCGTCGGCGCGCGTCGGCAACCGATGCTCGTGACGATCACGACCGCCGGCACGCTCCGCGAGAGTCTCGAGTTCGAGATGTACGACTATGCGTGCAAGGTGCGCGACCGCGTGATCGACAACCCGTACTTCCTGCCCGTGGTCTACTCGGCCGGGGATGGCGACGATTGGACGAGTCCAGAGACTTGGCGCAAGTGCGCGCCGAGTCTCGGGCACACGGTGCACGAGGGGTACTACGCCGAGAAGTGCAAGGAGGCGCAGGAGCAACCCTCGATGGAGACCCCGTTCCGAACCTACTACCTCTGTCAGCACGTCTCCGCCTCGAACCGATGGCTTCGCATGGCAGACTGGGACAAGTGCCGACTGGACTTCGACGAGTCCCGGCTCGCCGGCCTCCCGTGCTACCTCGGGATCGACTTGGGCGAGACGAGCGACCTCACCGCGCTCACGGCCGTATGGCTCGACAAGGACGAGGCGTGGGTGCGCTCGTGGGCGTTCGCGCCCGAGGAAGGCGCGCAGCGTCGGCAGAAGCGGGACAAGGTGCCCTATCTCGACTGGAGCCGGCAGGGACATATGAGGCTTACACCGGGCGACGCGACCGATTACGAGTTCGTGCGGCGGGAGATCCTGCGGATCGTCGGCGAGCACAAGGTGCAGGCGGTCGGGTACGACCCGTACAACGCGAGCGGCCTCGCGCAGCAACTCGAGGCCGACGGCCTGCGGCTCAAGCGCGTGCCCCAGTCGTACTACTACATGGCCGAGCCGACGAAGCGATGGGAGGCGATGGTGACGAACCATCGGCTTCGGCACGACGGCAACCCGGTTCTCACTTGGGCAATGTCCAACTGCGTCGTGGAACTCGACGCGAACTCGAACCCGCGACCGAGCAAGCGACGCTCAACGGAGAAGATCGACCCCGTGGTCGCGGGAATCGTGGCACTCGCGGTAGCACTCGATGCCGCGCCGACGGTATCACAAGCGACACCGTACGCCGAGAGAGGAATCCTATGGCTCTGATCGACTGGTTCCGCCGACCCGCCCCGACTCCCGAGCCGACGCTCGAAGAGCGCGCGGTGATCGACCGCTCGCCGATCGGACAGCCTCCGGGCGGGGCGCAGGCGTACATTTCGACCTACGCCGACACGGGACGCTCGATCACGCCGGAGGCCGCGAGGGAGGCTCCGACGGTCTACGCCTGCACGCGGCTCATCTCCCAGAGCGTCGCGCGCATGGAGTGGCGAGTCATGCGCCGGGAGGGAGGGATCCCGGTTCCCGCTCGCGAGCATCCGCTCTATCGGCTTCTGAACATCGAGCCGAACCCGTACATGGGTGCGATGGTCTGGCGCGAGTCGATGCTCCTCGACTGCCTCCTTTACGGGAACGCCTATGCCGTGATCGAGCGCGACGCGGTCGGCCGCGTGGTCGGCCTGCACAAGTTGCGCGCGGACTCGGTCGAGGTCTCGCGCGGCCCGGACGGGATGCCCGTCTACTCGTACACCTCGGCTCGTTGGGGCGTGTCGAAGAGCACCGATCAGGTGTGGCAGGCGTACGACATCTTTCACCTCCGCGCTCCGAGCCTCGACGGTCTGCTCGGCGAGACTCCGATCTACCTCGTGCGGAACATCATCGGCGTGGAACTCGAGGCGGAAAAGTTCGTCGCGAGTTTCTTCCGCAACGGCGCACGGCCGGCGGGCCTCATCAAGGTGACGGGCACGCTCACCGAAGAGGCACTCAAGCGGCTACGCCAGTCGTGGCAATCGATCACGGGAGGCGCGGAGAACGCCGGCCGCGTGGCGATCCTGGAAAGCGGCTACTCGTGGGAGAAGGTCTCGGTCGATCCCGAGGAAGCAAAACTCGTCGAGTTGCGCTCGTTCTGTCGGTCGCAGATTGCGGCCGCGTTCAATGTCCCGGTGCACATGGTCGGCGACGCGACGAAGACCTCGTACGCGAGTGCCGAGCAGGCCGATGCCGAGTTCGTGAAGCATTGCCTCGCGAACTGGGCCTCGCGTTTCGAGGAGGAGTGCGCGCGCAAGCTCGTGCGCGAAGGCGAGCCGATCGAGACGCACATCTCGTTCGACGCGCTCCTCCGAGGCGACCTAGCGTCGCGATTCGCGGCGTACTCGACCGCGCTCAACAATGGCTTCCTAACGATCAA